CTCTTTCGTCTCCCCAGGCAGATACTCCTGATCGATATAGCTGCCTGGGGAGACGAAAGAGGCGCAGACCTGGCTGGATGGTGGGAAGGATACGAACGCCATCCCCTCCAGCGTGGAAGACCACATGGCCATGTTTGAGGTAGATGCCGAAGCGGCCGCACAAGAGATCGTCGCCACCGCCGAGGCGTGGGAAACCGCACTGCGCGAAATTCGACAGCTACGGCTGGGGGGCAAAGCGGCGGTGCAGCGAGCGGACACCATCGAGGCGGCGGAGGCAGCGGCCAAGGAAGCGATTGAGCAGTTGAATCGGTATCGGCCGACGGAGGGCTGACCAATCCCACCTAAACGAAGAAGCCCGCCGATAGGCGGGCTTCATTCTGTATTTCTAACTTCACGAACGCAGTCTCAAAAGTAAAAAATTGCCGTGGTGGTGGTTGAAAAGAGTGGAGTAAGACCATTGATACGCCGACCAATCCTCTGGATTGTTTACCGAAGAAAAACGCCAAGCGGTTATCAGTAGCGTTGGCGGTCACGCTAACCACTCTATGCTCTGCAAAATGCTGTCCCCCAAAATGCTTGTAAGCCCCGAAGACTCAACATCTACGCCAAGGTGAAGGACATGGAGGCCTTCATTGAAGCCACGAAGAGTAACATCGACATATCGCTTTACTGATGCCTGAGAAAAAGATGGCCGTTGAAAATATCCTCAACCAAACAGCCTCAGATGCATAGCAAAACGCCCGTGCTTGGTTTTGACGTTTGGCAGCACGCTTACTATCTAAAGCTCCAGAATAGCGCCCCAACTGCATCTGTTTCTTCTTTAGCGTAGTGATAATGGAAAACGTCTAGAGTCGCTAACAAGCCGCAACTGCTTGATTTTTACTCTCGGTGAGGACGGATTAAGCCCTCTACATCGCCTAAAAACGCTTTTTGATCAGGGGGGCGGATTTTTTGTGTCTTCGTACAGCGCTGGGCATGTGCTGTACATAACCTGTGGATGAAAAAATACCATATATGCCTAAATTGATTTTCTCTTGGTCTATATATAGTATGCGTGATGAAATTTTGGATGAGCTAAAAATCTGCCACCAACTTTTCTACAGGCAAGAAAAAGCCCTGGCAAAGACCAGGGCATAAATACGTTACTTTTAAATCACGGGCCTAGCATGCCCATGAACTCCAAAGGAGTAAAGTATGCGCATTCTACACGCCATAATGGCGACGTTCAATCGTTTTTTATCGATGGAGTTATCGTGCTCTATCAGATGGCATTTATCCAAAACACCTATGTGTGTGAGGGACAAATGCCTATGAAAACGATCACCCTCATCTTTGACTTCATAGAAATATCGATCAGGTTTTTAGAACTAGCCTATGCCATATGGCTGAACTGGCCTTTGATCATGTAACACCACAAGCCCGCCTCGGCGGGCTTTTTTGTGCCCGCTCCTGCCCCACCATGTAAACCACCCCACTTACACCCACCACCGCTACCACCCTCCCCCCAGCCCCCGCACGATACCTGCGTGAATTCACCCTTTTCGTTACTCGAACAGTTAACCTGCGCAGGAGCCATCATGGCACTCGATCAATACCACCACGGCGTGCGCGTTGCGGAAGTCAACGACGGCACGCGTACTATCCGCACCGTCTCCACCGCCGTTATTGGCGTGGTTTGCACCGCGCCGGATGCAGACGCCACCACCTTTCCCCTCAACCAGCCCGCGCTGGTCACCAATGTGGATACCGCCATTGGCAAAGCGGGCACCCAAGGCACGCTGAAAGACACCCTCACCGCGATCAGCCAGCAGGCCAAGCCGATCATCGTGGTGGTACGGGTAGAAGAAGGCTTAGACGCCGATGAAACCACTGCCAATGTGATTGGCACCACCACCGAGCTGGGCCAGCGCACCGGGCTGCAGGCGCTACTGACCGCCAAGCAGAAGCTGGGCGTGACGCCGCGCATTATTGGCGTTCCCTACCTGGATACCCAGCCGGTGGCCACCGCCATGGTCTCGGTGCTGCAGCAGTTGCGCGCCTTCGGTTACGTGTACGCCCACGGCTGCGAAACCATTTCCGAGGTCACCGCCTACCGCGACCAGTTCGGCGCTCGTGAGCTGATGGTGATCTGGCCCCAGTGGCAGGCGTTTGATACCGACGACGCTAACACGGTGGATATCAGCCCCGTGGCCATCGCTCTCGGCCTGCGCGCCAAGCTGGACCAAACCGTGGGCTGGCACAAAACCCTGAGTAACGTGGCGGTGAACGGCGTCACCGGCATCAGCAAAGACGTGTTCTGGGATCTGCAAAGCCCCAACACCGATGCCGGGCTGCTCAACGCCGCCGATGTCACCACGCTAGTGAACCAGAACGGCTACCGCTTCTGGGGCTCGCGCACCTGCGCCGGGCCAGAAAGCCTGTTCCCCTTCGAAAACTACACCCGCACCGCCCAGATCCTCGCCGACACCGTGGCCGAAGCGCACCTGTGGGCGGTGGATCTGCCCCTGCACGCCTCCCTAGCGCGAGACATCATCGAAGGCCTGAACGCCAAGTTCCGCGAGCTGAAAACCCTGGGGCTGATTGTCGATGGCAGCGCCTGGCTGAACGAGGAGCTCAACACCCAGACCTCCCTCAAGGGCGGCAAGCTGCGCATCGACTACGACTACACGCCGGTACCGCCGCTGGAAGACCTCGGTTTTCAGCAGCGCATCACCGACTCCTACCTGGCCGACTTCGCCGAGCGCGTCGCGGCCACCGCCTGAACGGATTAGCGAGAGACCCCCATGGCACTCCCCAAAAAGCTCAAAGACCTCAACCTGTTCGGCAACGGCGAAAGCTGGCAGGGCATCGTCCAGTCGATCACCTTGCCGACCCTCACCCGCCAGATCGAAGAGTGGCGCGGCGGCGGCATGGATGGCGCGGTGGGTATCGATATGGGCCAAGACGGCCTGCTCACCGTGCAGTGGACGGTAGGCGGGCTGGTGGAAAGCCTGTTCGACAACTTCGGCACCGCCCGCATCGATGCCGACATGCTGCGCATGACCGGCAGCTATGAGCGCGACGACATCGACGACGCCTCCTCGGTCGAGGTGGTCATGCGCGGCCGCCACACCGAAATCGATATGGGCGACGCCCAAACCGGCGAGAACACCGAGCACCAGGTCACCAGCACGCTCAGCTACTACAAGCTCACCATCGACGGCACCGAGAAAATCGAGATCGACCTGGTGAACGGCGTGTTCAAGGTCAACGGCGTTGACCGCCTGGCAGGCCGCCGCCAGCGCCTGGGTATTTAACACAGGCGCTTAACCCGCTCCTCCTGCTTCCTTTAACCCAACACCAGGAACACCCCCATGACCAAAGCTGCCACCCCCCAAGCTATCGCTGCCACCATCACCCTGGATATGCCGCTCACCCGGGGCGAGACCGAAATCACTGAGCTACGCCTGCGCAAGCCCACCTCCGGCGAGCTGCGCGGCGTCTCGCTGGCCGATGTGCTGCAGATGCAAACCGACGCGCTGATCACCCTGATCCCGCGCCTCTCCACCCCCTCGCTCACCGCCACCGAGGTGCGCCAAATGGACCCGGCCGACCTCGTTCAATGCGGTGGTGAAATCGCCGGTTTTTTGCTGACGAAGCGGGCCAAGGGCGAGAGCGAATAAACCTCCCCAACAAGGTAGAAGACGCGATGGCGGATCTCGCCATCGTCTTCCACTGGACCCCGCAAGACTGCGCCGCCTTCACCCTGCGCGAACTCATGGCCTGGCGAGAACGAGCGCGCAAACGCAGCACCACCACAGACACCAGGAGCCAGCGTGGCAGGTAACAACCTAAAGCTGCAGGTCATTTTAAACGCCGTGGATAGGGCCACCCGCCCGCTGCGGGCCATCGACCGTGCCAGCCAGGCCGCGTCCCAGGCCATGCGTGAAAACCGCGACCGCCTAAAGCAGCTGCAGGCCACGCAGAAGAACGTCAGCTCCTTTCGTACCCTCACCCGGCAATCCTCGGAAACCGCCACCGCCCTGCGGGAACAGCAAGAGCGCATCCGCCGCCTCTCGCAGCAAATGCACACCCACCAGGGCGACACCGCCGCCCTGCGCGCCGAACGGCAAAAGGCCATTACCCAAGCGCGCAGGCTTAGCCAGCGGGTGGATGAAGAACGCCAGCAGCTTCAGCGGCTGCGCAGCACCCTGAACGAAAACGGCGTCAGCACCGCTCACCTCTCCCGCGATCAACGCCGGCTTTCCAGCGACATCCAGCAGGCCAATACCGCCGTGGAAGAGCAGCGGCAGCGGCTCAAGCGGCTGGCCGAACAGCAGCGCAACGCCGCCCAGGCGCGTGGCCGATACGATCGCGCCATGAGCCTGCGCAGCAGCATGGCCGGTACCGGCGCAGGCATGGTAGCCAGCGGCGGTGCCGCGCTGTACGCCGGGGCACGGCTGCTGGCCCCCGGTATTGAATACGGGGAATCGATGTCGCGGGTGCAGGCGCTCACCCGCCTGGAGGGAGACGACGAACGCCTGGCAGCGCTTCGCCAGCAAGCGCGGGAGCTAGGGGCCACCACCGCCTTTAGCGCCGGGCAATCCGCCGATGCCCAAGGCTACCTGGCCATGGCCGGTTTCGACCCCGCCGCCATTCAAGCGGCCATGCCGGATATGCTCAACCTGGCACTGGCCAACCAAACGGATCTCGCCCGCACGGCGGATATCTCCTCCAACATCCTCTCCGGCTTCGGGTTAGACCCCGCCGAGATGGGCCGCGTGGGCGATGTGCTCACCGCCACCACCACGCGGGCCAACGTCGATTTAGAGATGCTCGGCGAATCGATGAAGTACGTCGCCCCGCAAGCGCGGGCGATGAATATGTCGCTGGAGCAATCCGCCGCCATGGCCGGGCTGCTGGGCAACGTGGGTATTCAGGGTAGCCAGGCAGGCACCACCCTGCGCGCCATGGTCACCCGCTTGGCCGCGCCCACCGGAGCCGCCGCCGGGGCGCTGGCCGACCTCGGCGTGAACGCCAAAGACGCCGAAGGCAACCTGCGCGACATTCCCCGTATTCTCACTGATGTGGCAAGAGCCACCGAAGCGATGGGCAACGCCGACCGCGCCGCCTACCTGAAAGACATCTTTGGCGAAGAACCCGGCGCAGGCATGGCCGAACTGATCGCCCAGCAAGGCAGCGAAGGCATCGAGGCGTTTGTCGAGATCCTCGCCAACGCCGCCGGTGAAAACGCCCGGGTGGCGAAAACCATGGCCGACAACATCGGCGGCGACCTCAAATCGCTCAAATCGGCCTGGGATGAAGTGGGCATCTCGGTCACCGAGACTAACAACGGCGCGCTGCGCAGCCTGATTCAGAACGTCACGGCCATTACCCGAGGCCTCGGCCGCTGGATCAATGAAAACCCCAAGCTGGCAGGCACCCTTGCCAAAGCCGCCGCCCTGGTCGCGGTGCTGGTCACAGCAGGTGGCGCGCTCACGCTAATGCTCGCCTCCATCCTCGGCCCCTTCGCCATGGTGCGCTTTGGCATGGCAATGCTCGGCCCGCAGGCGCTAATGGTGGGTAAAGCACTTACCTGGTTAGGCGGAGTGATTCGCGCCGTGGGTATGCTGGCCGTGGCTAACCCCATTGGCGCCGCGGTGGCCGCCATTGCCGCCGCCGCGTATCTCATCTATCGCTACTGGGAACCCATCAAAGCCTTTTTCCAAGGCCTGTGGCAGCAGGTGAAAACCGCGTTCGGTGATGGGCTAGGGGCAGTCGCGCAGCTTCTTATGAACTGGTCGCCGTTAGGGCTGTTGTACCGGGGCATCACCACCGCACTTTCCGCGCTGGGCGTCGAGATCCCCGCCCGCTTCACCACGCTAGGCAGCGCGGTAATCGATGGGCTGCTGGCAGGCCTGCGCAACGGTCTTGGCACCGTGCGCCAAGTGATTACCGACCTCGCCAGCAGCATCGCCAACTGGTTCAAAGAGATCCTCGGCATCCACTCCCCCAGCCGCATCTTTTCGGGCTTTGGTATCAACATCATCGAAGGGTTAATCGGCGGGCTGACGGGCAAACTGGCCGACCT